GCCGTAGTAACCGTCCCATTATTATCATCAACAAGGCGCACACTGAAGTTCACCTCATTATCAAAATGAAGCGTTTTGAACTGCGGGTAGAAGTCCGGCTGTTTTGCGTCACCGACTTCTACCTCTATTCTACGTGCGGGGTTCGGTAGCTTTTCCTTTTTGAACGTGTTTTGTTCAACCGTATAGTTGCCCCGTACCCCGCTTGCTAATGTGCGGGGGATACTGGGCATGTTTATGAGTCTTGGAATAGACCATTAGCATCGTCGAAGTCAACATCGAGTGATTCACCATCCGCAAGAGTTATTGAACTACCATAATCGGCGTAACAAATAAGCTCGTCGTTTGTTGCTGTGTCGTTGTACACACCGACGTAACGAAATGGACCTACTGAACCACCAGAGGCGGTGAGTGTTATATCGGTAAGGGCCAATTTGTAAACTCCACCAGTTTGTCCGCTTGAAGTTGTTGTAATATTACGAGACGACAAGTTTGTGTAACTAATCTCTGTAATATCTGTAAGAACACTATTGGATGCTAACGGTGCGGTGTTGGTAAGGAATACTACTAGTTGATCTGAACTGAGATTGTGTTTCTTATGAGCTTTTGCTTCTTCAAAAGCATTGAATTTGTTATATGTAGCCATGTTTTATTCTTATAATTAATAATCTAGTTTAGTGACAATTCCGGTCAGTCTTTATGATGTATCGAGCCACAGATCGCCAATACTTGGGCTGGATGGGGCGGTTGCTGCGACAGTTACGTCTGATAGGTCGTTTAGTACATCTACAAATGAATTATTACCGAACTGAACGACTTTCTCATTTACTTCCTTTTTAAGGTCATCAATATCATCTGTATTTTCCTTGACGCGCGAAACAACCTTGTTCATTCCCCGGATGTCTTTAACCTTTAACCCTTGATTCTTCCCGACCGAGCGGATTTTTTTGATTACTTGTACGCCGGTGTCGGGACTTCCGTCTTTTCCGTCAATCCCAGGCTTTCCGTCTTTGGGTTTTGGTAGTTTTGCGATTGCTTCACCAACAAACCGCTTGATGGCTTTTTCTGCACTTGCCTTACTTGGAAAGTCAATATCTTCTTTTGGCATATGGTCGAGTATAAACTTCTCAAGACCATCTATTTCTTCCGGAGTGAAATAGTCAACACCTTTTTGTGGGGTATGACCGTCTGAACCTGCAAGAGATTCAAGATTCTCTAGGTCTACACCATCAAGCTTTGCAATCAATGTCTGGAGTGCTGAGGAAAACTCTTCGATGTTCTCGAATATTGCCTTATCTTTATCGAGTAGAAATTTTTCTATTTTTTTCTGTCTATTTATTTTCTCCATACATCTTGTTTAATAATTTTACCAGTAAGTCGCCATTTCTTATAATGTCGATAGCTTTGATTGTTGTTTTGTCAATTTTCATATAGGATGTAGCTATGATTCATATGGTTCTGGTAATCGGGTCTTGGATAGCTTTCGGGGTATTATTATCAGTGATATTTTTACCTTTGGGCATATTCTATTTCATTATTTCTTTAATGAGCCTTTGGGAGGGCTTTCAACAGCACCCTTAGCTCCAAAATCCCTTATAAGGCGAACTTTACTTTCGACCAAACCATCGAGTACGTCTGATTTCGTGTCTAATTTAACCAACTTTGAAATACCAATGTCTTTTATCGTTGGGAAGTATTCTTTGATAAACAGTGCCCTTTCTTTCGCGCTCATCGCCTCCCATGGAATGTCGGTGAGTGCGTTCTTTGCCCTATCTCTCTGGATACGTGAAAATGTTCGTGCGTCTATTAGACCAGATACTCTAGAGCCAGCTTCCTTGTACGTATCACCTCCAATTTCATCGAGTTGCTTTTTCAAACCTTGGCGCAATAGTTCATATGCTTGCACCTCTATCTTTTGATCCGGAAGTAAATTCTCCTTGCCTCCAACATCGTTGAATAGTTTTTGAACCTTTTTGTTGATCTCCTTTATCCGTGCATCCAATTGTGCAACGGTATTCTTGCCACCTTGAGCTTCTTTGCCAATCTTAGCGAACAACTCCTTTTCCTTAGCGAGCAATTTAGCGTAAGCGCTTGCCTCTTTCAGGTCTCCAGCGACACGAAGTTCTTTGATCTGTGCTTTCAAAGGTGACATGTATGTATCATCAACAGTCGCAGTAAGGTGAGGGCGTAGCAGTGCGTCACGTTCTTTTGTAGCAGTGGTGATAGTATCGTCAAAGAAGTCTACTAACCCTTGCTGACTACTGAGAGGTACGTCTGAGTCACGGATAGCTTTCATCGCCTGGATGTCTGCATTGTTGTATTTTGCTTGCCTCCCCTTCGCGCTCTTCTTGGAACCGCTTTGTAGTAGCTCGGCTGCCGCCTTCAGTGCCTCATCGTTGTACTGAGCTGCGGTTTTAGGTTTTAGTATGGGAGTTTTTGACTTCACGGTACCGAACACATCTTTGAGTCCTTGACCCGTACTCTTGGTTACACTCGTCGCCTCTTTCGCTGCGGTTTTAAATCCTTGTTTGACCGCCTGTGATGTGCCAGCTTTTACGAGACCGGTAACTCCAGCTATGTTTGCGATGTCAAGAATATCACCAGATACGCCATATGTAGCCTTGTTGAGTTTTTCTGCACCACTAATGACTTTCTGTCCAAGTTCTGAGCTTGCAAAGTCTTGTACAAGTGGCTTCGCGGTAGTAGATACCACTTCACCGGTAAGATCGTCAGCCGTTTCAAGCACCCCCCCTACGACCTCGCCAACACCTCTACCAACACCAGCAAGCAATGAGATCGGTGCTTTTATAGCGGCTATCTTCCTACCATACTTATCTTTGTCTTGTCCTATTTCCCTAAAACCACCAGTGACCGCCTCCTTTATTCCACCACCGATGGCAGAGGTGAGGGACTTCTCGCCAAATAGAATATTATCAACACCCTCTTTCAATGCTGGGTTATATTGATTATCAGAATCCCTGGTAGCAATACTCAAGGCACGTTCAGGTGGTATTCCTGACGCCCTGTAGCGGTTATATGCGGTTTTTTGTTCGTCGGTGAGCATATTATTATTGTTTTAATTCATTACTATAATCAGCAACACCAGAACCTTTCAGTTCATGGTATAGGTTTGAAATAGTTGCATAGTCTCCTTCATTCTCTGCGTCTAGGTTAAGGAATCCACCGGCAGCATACGCGTCAGCACCCATGCTAGCAGCAACATAGGTCTTCATTGCTGCCATTCTCATAGTTTTAAGTTCAGTTTTAAAAGCACCTTCGTCAAGTTCAAATCTACCAGTTATCGTATCTCCGTCTATAACAGCTCCGAGAGATTGTTGCGCATTTATTAATATGTTTAATTCTTTCTCACTAATTGCACCCAGGGTTGCACCTGTCTTTTTCAGATTCTTTAGAGTTTCCAGTGTTTGTGCGGATATAAGTGTTTTTGCGTTTGCCCTGAAAACTGAAGACTCGTTACCGGCACCGAAAAAATTAAAGTCTCTATTCCCCAAACCAAGACCGACTGAGTTTGCAAGACCTTCTTTATCATTAAGCATACTTTCCATTAGAGAGATGACATGGTTAGCTCCTTGCATCGCATCAATTCCTTGTCGTGCTGCAGCCTTACTATCAGGATCTAGCTTTTTGTATCGTTCAAACCGTTTTAGTTCATCATCAGGCAGTACCCGTAACGCCTCCTCAAATGTCATTGTGTCCCAATTATTGACACTTCTTTGCTCGGCTTGGAAAGTGAGAATGTCGTTAATACTGCCACTGGCAAGACCTTGTAATTGCGGACCACTCACACCTTTCTTTACCAATTCTTTCAACAAATCTCCCTTGAGCGAGTTATCAGCCTTGAACGACTCTAGTTGTATCTGTTGTTTAAACTTCTGGGCCTCAAGGGCGGCTTTTTGGTTCGCACTCATAATGTCAGAATGCAGTTTTTCTAACTTATCTAGTTTTGATACCTTCTGCTCAAAGACAAATGCCTTCTCGTCGAACTCAGCCTTGAGTCTCTGGTCAATTATTGACATGTTAGTCGCGATCACATCAGTCAGCGCAGAGGCCGCACGAGACGCTGTAAGGGCCTCTAACGCTGCATCTTCTAGCTTTGGTCGTGTAGTCTGACTAAACTCCGTCTTGGTCGCCCCCTGACCTCTGAGAGCCTGTCTCTCCCTGATTGGTATCTCGATTTGCTTATCTTCTGCGGTACGTAACTGCGCCTTGAGTTCATTTAAGCGACGAACATCATCAAATACACCGGTATCTTGGAATTCAGTCGTTCTCCGTTCTTCCTTTTTGGCAATTTCACGTCCGAGTGTGTCGATTTCTGCCTGAAGCTTTACACGAGGGTCTTCTTGTGGGGTTATTGGCTCTTGTGATGCATCTTGTGGGGCAGAAACAAAATCGGGAACAGCTACAGGCGTTCGTTCTGGAATAACTACATCAGGTATAGGCTTTTTGTCCTCTGTAATATTTCCGAGGTCTACTTGGCCGTTCTTAATCACGTTTTGTGAACCCTGCGCTGCAAAGTTTCTCAAAACTGAGCCGAAGTATGGAGTGTTGTATTTCTTTTGTTTATTTTCTGCCATATCCTTATGTGATTTGCTTAATGAAAAACTCTTTTAATTGTACCAATGAACGACCAAACATCTTGGGTATCTCCTCGCGAATGGTTTTTATCACCAATTCTCGTATTTCTTTTCTAAGTTTATCGTCCATATCAAATGGTATTACGCGTTAGATACTCATACCTATACCAGGAACCAATAACGGAAAAACCCTTGTAACTTTCATATTTAAACTGGATTTCATTGTATTGCGGTAGTGGCGATCCGTCTGGAAGTTTCGTAATGGTATATATCTGATTTCTTAGACCGACAGTATCATCATTGTAATTAGAATCTTTGTCAGTCTGGCTCATTCTTGCGTCTATGTCGTCCTTCACATCCTCACTTGTGATAGTAAGCAACTCCGTGAAGTCATCTCTTTCAGAAACCCGGTATGAGACAACCAGTTTTTCACCTGTGTTAGCAGTCACCGGCGAAAATAGTTTCTCAAATGCTACTGAAAAACTATCTAGCTTATGTTTATTGAATGGATTATTAAGAAATTCTGTAACGTACACAGAATCATTAAAGTCTTGGTAGTCCCCATAATCATCATCATTTAGTTCGTTTGTAAAGAGCATCGGCGCAAACGAACCTTCATGCTGCATTCCTAGAATTATGTAGTTATACGTAACCCTGACGATCTCTATGTCACCATGAACTGTGTCATCTGGGATATACAATGTCTCTATGTTTCCATTGTTGCGAATCTTCAGGACATAGTTTTGAAACAGCGTTTCATTATGAGTATCTTTATTACTTTTGAGCGCGACAACCATTACCTCATTTCCAGTATCGGAACTCTTAACATCCATGTACGTAACAGCTTTATTGCCTGCCTTGATTGAGTTAAGTCGTTCAAATTTTTCGCCATCAAAAGCAGTGACAACAATCTCTCCATTTCTCTCTTTCGTATTTGAGCTATTTCCTACGCTCTTGACGAGCATCAACCTTCCGTCTACAACACCACCTGAAATAATATTGGCATTATTTATGGTGATTCTTTTTTGAAACAAGTCTGTATCAGACTTATCCCAAAAGAATACGTTTATTGAGTTACCTTTCTGAGTAAAGATAACAAGCTGGTCGTTATAAACATCAGCAAATAGTGGAGTTGCGCCGACATCATTGAAAGCTATTGTAGGAGAGCCGTCATCCAATTGTTTGTATATTTCAGTAGGAGATAAATACCAGTAATATAAACCATCGTTTATGGCAATTATTGGGTTATCGCCAGAAGGGAGTGTCCCTATAGACGTTACGTTATTGTTTACATGTTCAAGACGGTATACATCAGTATTATCTACAATGATATGTATACCGTCTTCGCCAAAACACCCGCAGTCATATGACTTCCCCACCATTGTTTTCTTCAAAACGTCGGAACCTACATCATAAATCTCAAGATTACTGCCTACGTCTATGATTACTTTCCTGTCGTATCCGTCTTGTTCAGTACCAATAATATCTCGCAATATATCGGTACTTGACAAACTGGTCGGATAGTCTTGTTTAAAATCTACACTTGGGTATAGCCCTTTTGATTTTGAAGCAAAAAGATTGTGACGCAGATACGCAAAATTAGGATCGCGCTTATCCGTTGTCATCGAGCTATGAAACTGTATCTCTCGTTGTTGCATTTTAGCGATAATTAGGTTCTTCCTCTTCATCGTCCGTTTCTACAATCGTTTCAGCGTCACGTCCATAGTGATTACGGAAAAGAATCAGAAGCTCATCACGGTCTTTTTCAATTTTTGCTACACGGTCAGGTTTGTATAGTTCAGCCATGTCTAGGGCGGGCTTCATCCACAAGAGCGGGTGGAATGTCTCAGGCAACCAGTCAGGAGATGGTGGCGTACCCAAGCTATAGTCGGCTGTGGTAAATACCGTTATGTTTGCTCGGTCGTATGTGACTTTTAAAAAGCCAGCATATGCGTCCTCAAGAAACACCTGCTTTTCGTTTGCGATGAAGTGAGAGTTATTGAAAGCGAAGCAGTTGTGACAACGCTCTGTGTCGCGATCCATGCACTCCCAATCATCCGTAGCGACTGCACGGTACTCTACTTTCTGTATGGAAGTGTCCTTTATAGTACGGGTAAGAGTCTGATCGCCATCTACGATGGTAAAGGACTCAGTGTTGTCACCACCGGCAGAGATAGGAAACTTTGAACCTATTTGAGTGGCAAGCTCAATAAGTTTTAAATATTCAGTATTTATATCAACAATACGGTCTGCAACCTCATATTCGACCGGATTAACATCACTCTCTTTTATTATTTTGTCTGCTATGTCTTTTATGTCCATATGCTTAATGTCCTTAATAGGAAGCCTCAAAGACTCCCTATAAAGACACTAGGCCATTAGACGAGTAGAAACGAGAGATTGAACATTTGAGAAAATGCCGTTCTTTCCTTTCGTCTCAGCAAAGATGTACCAGGTCTTATCGAGTACAGCATCTCCACTTGAGATGTCAATATCAGTTGCGCTTGCAGTTCCGGTAGAAACGATCTCACCCATTCCCACATTAACCTTATCTTCACGATAGGCCATGGTAGGTACTCCGGCGGTACCGTAAATGAGGCGTTTCGCATCATCGGCGGCAGACCCGAGGTTGATAACAAGCACACCATATGGTGTCTCAACAAAGTTACCGTCCATACCCTTAAGGCTAGATTGAGCAACTACAGAAGCGATCTGAGAGGTAATCTGAACGAACGCGGTAGATCCACAAGCCACGAAAGCCTTGCCGTGGCGCTCTGCGCGTTTGACGGTAGCACCATCAACCTTGTTCTTAAGTCCAACAGTCTGTGTGTTGCTCGCATTAATTCCGATAAGGAACTCACGAACCAGGGCTGCGGTAGATAGGTCCTCCGTACCAGCAACAACAGTAGCGTCAGCCACAAAGTCTACGGTTGCCTGTACGTTCATCTTCTTTACTACAGAAGCGTACAAGTCGCCACGATACATATCCGTGACGTTGAACTTTGCATATGAAAGCTCTTCCAAGCAATCGGTGATTGCGTTACCAATCTTACGACTGAGTATCAGCTCGTCTTTGCCAATAGTTTGAGTACCGATAGGTACGCGACACTCCGTAGTATATGCCTTAGCGGCAGTTACGGAAGTGAAAGGTGAATAAATATTCTTTGCTTTTGAAACAAGCTTAGTAGCCACCTTAGAATAGATGTTTTTTGTTTCAATAACATCGCGAAACTCCTGAATAAAGAGTCCGCGTTTTGCGACTTCATTGTCAATTGTATCGGCCATGATAGTAAATAGTTAATATCTAGTATTAGCTATAGACTATTCACGGATCTAAAGTCCCATTTTCTCCAGATTGGCTTTCGCTAGTGCTTCCCTCTGTACTTTGTCCTCAGGGACATCACCGGAGGCTTCATACTTTGCGATAGTGTCCTTCTTGGTATTTAAATCGAAATCTGCTTTATCGTTTTCGTCTATAACTTCTTTGGCACCTCTTGAAGTTTTTATCTCTTCAATCTTTGCCTTTACTCCAGAATCGTCGAGACCGGTTTCATAATCACTTATGATTCCTGCATCGACATACTGCTTGAGTAACTTTGCCTCATCAGAATCCTTTGAAATGCCTTTCATTCGGAGGGTAACCAGGTCATCAACTGCGATTTCGTCTGTATTAGGGCTTTTGACTTCGACATCATCCCCATTCTTTAGGGATTCGTTCTTGGCCTTTGCCTTTTCAAGGCGACGCTCTTGATTGGCCCTGATTTCTTCTTCCTTCTTGCCCTCTTTGAGGGTTTTATTTTCGGCTTCAAGCTTTTCTGCTTCAGCTTTCAATTCTTCGGCAGTCTTTTCATCTGCCTTCTTTGATTCTTTTGCTGCTTCTGCTTCGGCTACTGCCTGTGCGTCTGCTGCCTTTTGTTCTTCTTCAGTCATAAAAAGATGTTAAGGAAGTTTTTTTTGGTTGTACTTCTGTCTCCCAACAGGACTATTAGTAAGAAGTTTTTGATAGGGTGCTAATAAACCTAATATTAGTATAACACATTATAAGTTTTCGCCAGCAACACGCTTATCAACATCCTGCTGTTCTTCATATTCTTTGGTCTTTTCTTTCTCCTCCTCCGCTTTACGATTCGTTTCCTCAAACTCTTTTGTTTTCTCAGCGACTATATCCTGCCTGGTAAGGCGATAGAGATTCACAAGAGCGCCACGTATTCGTTCGTCTACCCGACGGGATAACTCAAGCTCACGACCAAGTGACTCATAGTCATCTGCCGAAAGATTCGCCTCGGCACTTGGCATAGTCAGTCCACGCTCATCGCGCGTTAGTACACCAAGAATCTTACGCAATAGCGCAAACTTCTCTGGTGTATCAAACATCTCACGAATAACGAGTTTTTCCTTGTCAGTAATTTCAAATTTGTCTGTGTATTGAAATACCGACTCTAGTATTTCCTTTTGCTCTTTTGTGAGACTGTCGTTTTCACTACTTGGCATCTTTCTTTTTAGTTACTTTTTTAACAACGTTTTTTATAGATTCACACATGCTACAACTCGGTTCATATTTACCATCGACATCAGCGGCAATCTTGGTACACATCTCTGTAACATTGACTTCGCCATAACCCGCCTCTAACATCTCTTCTCTTGAAGCTTTTGCAAATATCATTTCTGCTAACTCACGTCTGCGTGGATGACTAATACCATCCAGAAACTCTTTCTTTGACATTGTTCGCATACTGTTATTGCGTTAATTCTTTTAATAAATTATCTATCTCTAATCCAGAAATACCAGCTTCATGTTCTGCTTCCTTTTTAAGCAGTTCCACAAAGAATGGTTGCTGAAATGCGTCCGGATTAGATAAATAGGTATTTCGTATTTCGCGAAGGAAAGCTACGGTCTGTGCCTTAGATTTCTTCTCACCTGTGATAAAGGTTTCTATCCCCTTCACTTCGCCCTTGAGTTTGTCTAGCAAATCACCAGAGATAAGATCCCTTCCTTTAATATCTTGCTTCACTTCCTCCTTAGCGTCTGCAATATTAAACGGCTGGTCTAGTATTGCTGCATCAATCTGCTTTTGAAGTGTTAAATAATCAATCACACTCTCTCGTACCATACGGATGTCATTCGGATCAAGGTGCTTTTCTATATTCTCCAACTTATCGAACACAGATAGAATGAATGGCGTGATGCGCTCATTGTATACACCGGATAGGAATTGCGCGAAATGCTTTTGCACTTCTTTGTGTACCGATGATGCATTTTCTGTTAGTAAGTTACCAAGTGCACCAGATGTACCGGATGGAAGCGTGTTACCTTGGAGAGCATCACCGACGTTTAACAGCGTGCTTGCCTTTGCAGTCAATTCATTCAATTGGTTGGTAATGAACGCTACCTGCTTGTCGCCACCTAGATTCATTGTCTCAATAGCATTGCCCTTGTGCCCCATGATTTGACCGGTCTTCAGTTTAACAACGCTTTTACCAACAAGGTTCTCCTTCTCGTGGTCGATTTCCTTTTGTAGAGGCAGTTTAGAGGCCACAGCCATGACTTCATCCATTCGTGTCCTGTTCACCTTGCTTTGTACAATGACATTGAATACACGCTCATTTGCACCACGCCCAAGTGCATCCGGGAATCCTTTACGCTTCTCATAATCCCACTTGTAATACTGCACATTCTCATCGTTCTCAAACTTGTAATACACAAGCTCGTTTTCTATATCAACAATGTAAATGTCATTTCCACCTTTTACGTTTGGCTTTAGAACCTGGTAAATAACAACACTCTTATCCTTTTCATCATCACTTATCTTCTGGGCTAGAAGGTTGCGTACATCAGCGTCGTATTTTTCATCTGCGAGGATTTGGCGATACGTTCGACGCAGCCTCTCTATCTTGAGACCTTCCTTGAAGTTGTACTGATCGAATATCAACTTGTACGGGTCAACTGACCGTAAATTTAGCTTACCCTTGCCGTCTCTCCATACCTTCAAGAAGCCAGAACCAAAGTCAACACCATCATCTGCGATGTTGTCCATTTCTGTCGCAAACTGGTTTTCTTTTAAAACCTTACGATTTGCTGCTTTGGCAATGAAGCGAGAAAGAGAGGAAGCGCCATTGACTAGGAAGTTTATATCTTTAATATCAAGACGTACTTGTTCCTTGATCTTTTGTATCTCATCTTGCACTTCGTAAATGTAGGTATTTTTGTTTGTCTTCCCGAGCAGGTCTGGGTTCTTAACATCTACAGAATTGATGTATAAAAATAGTACGTCAAGAAAAAGCTTTGTTCTGAACTTGTAACCTTCACCCGCCTCAATATACCCGATACTAAAATCGTCTATTGTTTTGGAGGTGAGTTCAATTATCTTTGCAGGTTCAAGCATATTTATAGGTTGTTATTATCGTCATCATCGAACATCCTATTTATAATACCATCGACTTCTGAATAGTCCATACGTTCTTCCACATCCATCTCTGCTCTAAAGATTCCAATAACACCAGACATGAGTAAATCGAAGTGACCACCGGAGTCATCCTTCTTAATTGTCTCAACATCATCGGCGGGATATTCAAGGATTTGATTGTATAGTGCTTTACTTCTTATTCTCAGCACTTCATCAATGAGAAACTTCTTATACTTCACAAACATCTCTGGTTTCGTTTTCAGATTCGTGCTTATTCCGTATTCTTTTGCGTCGTTTTTCTCGACAAAGTAAATATGGTTGTACAACGTCTTGGCTATATAGATATACTCGTTACCGGGATAGTTATTTTCCGGTACAACAAACGCATGGTTGTATCGTTCTGCTACGTTAATTGAATACGGGGTAAACTTCTCGGGACTCATCTTATTAATTCTGAAATTACATACCTCCTCATAAAACATCCCGGTAGTTTTGTAAACCACAAACGCGGACTGGTCGCCACCACTACCCTTCGCAGTATCGACGCCCATAATGTACCTGTCATGTTCAGTGGGCTCCTCTAGCACCAATAGCCCTTCTTTGTCGCGTTCCTCATCGCCGGTTAATAATTCTTCATCTATTTTGGCAATCACATTGTCTTTAAAGTAAACGTCACTACGACTCGGGTTATTCAAAAACTCAGTATCAAAGTTATCGCTTTCACGTCGTATGGTCTCTACTGAGACGCGCGCAATGCCCTTTCTCGAAAGCTCTTTGGCTTCTTTATCTGTTTTGCAGTATTTATCAGACCACGTAGGCTCACCATGTCCGTCATGGATTGGTATCATTATGACTTTGGCATTGTCGCTGTCGCGATACTTTTTCAAGAAATATGCGATGTTACCACGCAGGCTTAAATAGTTTCCCAATATCACAGAGAAGCCTTGTGTCTGATCGAGACCATCCATTGTTGCGTTCATAACAGAGCGTATGTACTTCGTTATAGTCAAAGAGCGTACAGTGGTCTCGTTTTCTATATCATCAAAGATAGCTTCCTTTGGACGTTTAGTAATGATGTCCCCGGTCTCTTCATCTACATCACCCTGCACAGCTCCGCGCTTAGTCTTTCGAGATCCTGACGCGGCATAAGTAACATCTGTAGTGGTAGTAAAATGGTGTCTTGTCTGACTCTCTTTCTTGAGCCTGGAAATATTGCCTTCGATAAGGTTCTTGAAATACTTTGATATGTTAGATAACGCAAAAGCATTGAACATATCCATAATGAACTGAGCAGAAGAACTGCCGTCATCTGACACCACGTTCACATAGTCAACAATCTCTGGCAGGTAGGTAGTGAGATAAGATTGATTCATCTTCACGCGAGTAGTCTTTGCTGACTCACGGAATCCAATGATTAATATTTGTTTATAGCGGGGCTTACTAAAGCGTAGAAACGAGTACACCTGTTCAGCATAGGTCTGATCTATTTCTTTATGGAACTGTGCGTCTTTGAACTTGAGGGAGCCGTGGTAAAACAATCTGGTATACAAGTGTATTTTTTCTTGTATGTTTTCTACACTGTCGGTCTTGAGGGGCCGTAGTACTTCCTTTACGACCTCAATGGCCTCGGGATAACCTTGTTCGGCCTTTATAAGAAATGGCTTGAGCTTCTTTCTATTTATCATCCTCCAGTATTGCTTTAGCTTTCTTCTGAGCAACCGCGAGACTAATGGGCTGTCCTGCGGAAGTAATGTCTTGCGGAATCATTTTTATATACGCCTTGCTTAACTGTTCGCTGGCCCACTTCTTGTCTGCCTTATCGTCACTTTCATACATCTCTTTTAGGAATGCAAAAAATGGTTCGGTTAGTTCCGAGTACCTTTTCTTTATTTCCATTTCTTCAACCCAGCTTTTTCTTCCTGGTATTCCCATAAATAAAACCATTAAACTTGACTTAATATAAAAATGATACCACTAATATGACAAAAAAAAAGCCCCCCATTACAGGGAGCTTGAAACTAACACAATCCTCTCTCGGCAAATGACACACACTCGTCTCCACCTATTACTAAATGGTCGATCAGGCGAACATCAATCAAAGACAACGCTTCCTGTACACGCCTCGTGATATTCTCATCTGCCCTCGATGGTTCAGCTATTCCCGATGGGTGATTGTGGTACACAATGAGAGCACCTGCATTGTGTTCTAACGCCTTCTGCACAATCACTCTTGGGTGTACCGTGGCACCGTCTATCGTTCCAAAGAACAAGTCCTCAACAGAAATAACAGTATTCCTGGTTGTGAGAAATATACATCCGAATACCTCGTTATACTCCCCGGATAGTTTGAGACGCAGAAATGCCTTTGTCTCGTTAGGCGATGCTATCTGTTCGCCTTTTCTATGTACGTTCCCGAGAATGTCTAACGCTTGGTCAACTATTTTCTGTTCATGCGGTTGCATTTGTTACCTCCAAAAGATTCTTGGGAAACTTGAGTGTTCCCATACCTGAATCCCAACCAACATACCCGAGCAATGTTCCATCCTCTGACCGCAATGACTTGATTACCGCTTCGGCTATATCCTCTGGCGTGGCACCCCTCCGTATCGCTTCAATCCTTAGATTCTCTGTGAGTTCTCTTGCTTTCTTTTCCCTCCACCACTTCATAACTCAAGCGAAGTAGATTTATTCCCTTGGCCCAAGTAATCAATCTCATCTTTCAGCTTACGAAGACCACCAACAAGCTCACTCTCCAATGCTTTAGCATCAGACGGCGTATCGAGCACCACCTTTATCGGCTTTTCATCAGTAAAATGTCCAGCATAAATACCGTGGTCATGCATCCCTGGTGGTGTTTTACCGTTAGTTGTCCACCAGTTTTCGCCGTCTACGAGAGAAAGTCGTGACAACTTGTTTTTCTTCATTATCTGTTTCTCTTCTTCCGTGTAAATAACCTGCATCGTCACCTGGTACTTTGTCTTTTTGAAAACGAGGCCCTTTTTCACTTCTTCGTGCTGAATATCAATCTTCACAACCCTTCCCCTTTTCGACTATCAGAATATCCCCATTTACTACATGGTTATCAGCTAGTCAAGAACTTATTTATCCTATCCTCTACTTCCACCCTGGATTTACAATGTACATTCTGAGAACGCCGCATCAGCTTTTCCGAGTCAAACACTTGGTAGTCCAACGGAGGGCACGGCTCCTCGTATAGAACATGCACAGAATCGGAAGTCTTCTGATTGTATTTATCTGGCGGCAGATCATAGAGCTTGTAGCGGTCTCGATGAATATCAAACTCCATTTCAAGCCGTTCATTGTCCTGTCTACCGATGCGAAATACAGTGAGAGTGTCGGCTGTACTGAGCATCTCCGATGTTACCTGGTCCAAGTACTCATACGAGGCGACGGTGCGCCCCTTCTCTCTCACGATCCCCGATGCTAAACGGCTTCCATCCTGCAAAAAGGTTGGAATATCACCAACCGAATGCAGCAGGAGAGAAGCAAGGAATGATGATTTTTCCCTGCCAAGAAACGGTGGAAATGAGGCAATCAGAATAGTTGACTCTTTTACTGTGAAAGTGGTCTTGACCTGACCGAGGATGTTTCTGAATGTCGGGTCCATTATTACGTTGTAGAGCTTGTTGGAAGCTGAATTGGTGGAATTGAGCATTTCCCTTGGCTTCAGGATTCCACACCGCAATTCCCAGAACTTCTTTACAGCCTCATCCTTCATAAAATCTGTATCATGGCTTTTCGGATCATCGAGGAAGTACGGGAGATTCAACAACGTTGCGTTGTCACTGTCCAGAAACGCGGCTGTGGCGGCGTAGAGGTACATATCGAGGTTTGCTGTACTGATCGTGCTTTTGGGGAACCAAACGCCCCTGACGGCTTCCAGTATGGCAGTAGCCATGGCTGGCTGGTGTCGTTATTGGTGCCGGAATAAAACCTGCTATTCAAATACAGGTGACTCCTTTTTACATTCTCATACTGATTAAACTCGTAGCCCTGTACTACGGTAATTGGGTTATGTATAAAGTCTTGTATCTCTTGACGGACGGTGGCTTGGATTGTTTTCATATGTTACTTAAATTATACCACACCAATTACGCCATGGAACGATTGCGAGTACGGTTGCGTAGGATGCGGAACTCTTGTGTTGGGTCTATCACATGCTCTTTCAACAAATCACTCATCCCATAACGCAACGCGTCCATAGTGTGTGAGTACTCATGCTCGGGCACATTGAGAATAGTCCCGAGCTTATCAGTAGCCCATAAGAAATTACGGTACTCGTTTATCAAGTTCGGACTGTTCTTCGTCATGCTAATACGTTGACCTTGCACCAGTTGAATACCATGAGCAACTGAATCGCGCCCTTTATCTGCCCCGACAATATTCACCCCATATCCACTTATCTCATCTATTGACTTTGGCTCTGCACTATCCGCTACCACAAGCACTTGGTTTTCTTGTGCAAGTATGACATCCGCTATCTGTTTGTTGGTCATCCCTTTGCCATACATCACTTCATCAAAAATATACCCACCATTGTACTTGTAGATAGCTATGAGGGTGCTTGGATCGTT